CATAAACGCCATCAAAGACTTCGTTGATAATCGGTTCGACTACCGCACGAAAGTCTGTACTGCGCATTGGGGTTGCCATGTGCTATTCCTTTCGTATTATATTAAACCGCGATCGACGGAGCGACGAGCTGGCTGTTAGCGATCTGAACTTGAACGATGGTGTTAGCGTCACCCCATGCGTTTAGTTCACCTGTTGGGTATGCAACTTCGCGACCCAAACCAACAACTTTAACTTGACCTTGAGTACCAGCAGAAACTGCTGTGTTGCTCAGAGCAGTGGTAGAGAAACCTGCACCACCAGAAGTACCAACGGTAAATCCGTCAGCAGTTGTATAGCCTGTTGCGGCTGAGAAGTTGAATTCCTTACCAATAGCTGTATTAGCTACGGTACCTACTGCTTGAATCTCATAAACCAATTGTGGATCAGAGAAGAGCCAGAATACGATTTGAGTAGAAGCGTCAAGAGCTGTTTTAGAAATCCATTTAGCTACAGAACGACGGCCTTGAGAGTCAGTAAACTCTACACCATCAAATGAGCCAATTAAACGAGTGCTAGAAGCAGCGGCTAAGGTCAGATTGCCAGAACTATCTACAGCCACTGGTGTATACTGGTAAAATGCTTGACCAGAAGACAAAGTGTAACCTGCAGAGAAGTTAGGAGTTCCAGTTACATAGCTGTTTGTGCCGGCGAACGGAGTCGAACGGTCTAAACCACTAGGATGGAACGAAGGCTTCAGACCAAAGGGTTTTAATGTTGTGGACATTAGTTAATTTCCTTTGTTATTATTGAAGTATGTTAATTAAAGCGAATATTTGGGTTGTTCGCTTTGGCGGTTTCCTTTTCCATTTCCAAAACACCTCCTTCAAGAATAGAGCGTCCGCCCTTACCTTCTTGTGCGGTTGAACGCACTTGAGCGGTAATGTTGCGTTGATGTTCTAGCGGATCCTCTAGGTGCATCATGCGCATTACTTCTTGATAGAGTTCTTCTGGTAACTTAAAGAGAACCATTTCGTTACAGCTAACACAGCCTTCAAACTTGCCCGAGCTCATTTTGCCTAGTCCTTCAAAGCCCTTACCTAATTCGGAGGCTTTAACTGGCTCATAACCCAACGCCATGCGTTTGTCGATACTGTCATAATTGTTTGTGGTGGATAGCCAACACAAGTGCATACCAGGAATAATCCCGGCAGGCAGGTCTGGCAATGCGCTATTTTGCCATTTATCTCTGAACGCTTCTGCACGTTCGCGCTTTGATTTTGATTCTGGATCCGCAGCTTCCGCTATGCGTTCCTGTACTTGTGCAACTCGATCGGCTAAGCGATCATCTAAGTCACGTTTGATTCTTGTATTTGCCATGATAATTAACCTTTATTGTAGCGATCATATTGTGCGTATGCACGGATCATTTTGTTTCGTTTTTCAACATCATCCCACGCACCTGCGTCTTTAATTGCCTGCACACGTTCACGTGATAAAGTGATGGTGCCAGGTTTTGCTCCTGTTGCAGCCACTCTGCTTGATGCAGTAGGGCCAGGGCGTTGGGACTTCTTTTCGCCTTTTGCCGCATAGCGGTGTGGGAGGCGTGTTTTTAAACGACTATCTAACTCATCCCAATATTCAGGGTCACTAGGATCCCATCCATCGGCTGCGAGTTCTTGGTCAACTACTTTGGCAATTCTACTATCTGTGTCTCGAGCTTGTGGATCATACCAAGAGTTCTTCTTCAACCACTGGGTTGCATTTTGTTGAACTTGAGTATTTACCTCATTAGGCACGTTTTGCTTTGGTGCCTTAGCTGTCTCGAGCTGTTGTTTCTTATAATGTTGGGCCTCTTTCAGACGCTGTTTAGCTTCTGTCAATTGGTCCAAAAATTCCATTTGAGCGGCAACGTCGTTGTTTTGGGCTGCCTCTACCATTTTCATTTTTGCATATTCAACCCGGGTTGCTTCGTCTTCAATAGACTTATCAAGTTGTGCAAATTGGTAAGATGCTGCTGTATTTTCTACAGCTGCCAAACGCTTAGCTAACTCTTCGTTACGTCGCTCAAGTGCTTGAATCTTGTTCTTAGCGGAAAGTTCGCGTTGTTTTTTGAGTTCTTTTTTTAGCTTACGCTCTTCACGTCTTGCTTCACGAATCTTCTCACGCTCTTCGTCCGTCTCGCCATCGTTATCAGCATCATCGTCTTCTTCATGATCTTCGTCATCGTCTGATGCTTCTACTTTCTTAGGCTTTTCTTCTTCTTCAACCTCAATTTCTTCTGGGAGGTCTATTTTGGCAACTAGGGTGCCATCATCTAGTTCCTTTTGAGGAACATCATTCTCTTTATCTGCCATCTCTTACTTTCTACAAAGTTAATCTACAAACGCTCGCATCTTTTGCGCTGCTTCGAACGATGTAATCTTGGAGATTACTTCACGGGCCATCAGTGTAATAAATACCACTGGAGCACCATCGTCTTCTGGCTGCACAACGTAACGATCACCGCCGTACTTGATAGTTCTTACCAAGTCACCTTCTTGACACCAGGGGCCTTCTGGCCATGGGGTCAAGTCATCTGGGTTTTTGTATGCTAGGGGGCCAATTTGGCGTACCTTAGCTACAGTCTCGTTAAAACGCAACGTCTGTTTGGTCTCATCAACTAGGATGATACCGCCTTTACTTGTTGTCTTTTCCCTGCGCAACTGCACAAGTACACGATCACCAAGAATCTGAACACCAGTGTCCACGTCTGGGAAACATTCCTGCTCCGAACGCAAATCTGGTTCGTCTTTACTACTCAAATCAAATGCCATACGGCAATCTCCTAAACTCCTACGAGTTGTCTTCGTCGTCTTCCGTCAAAATTTCGTCGATAATGTCAAGAGCGGCTTGTAGCCCTTCCAACTTACCAACGTATTGCTTGTAATCATCAAAAGAATTGATGTTTGTTCCCGCAGTGACGGTTTCTGCTTGGATTTTTAACTCAGCGCGTACGCGGCCGATAATTTCGGAAATAATATCCTTCATAATTATACTAATGCACAACTTTGGGGCATTCCGCCCCAAATATTAATAAAAGTTGCCGCCGTCGATGTCTTTGAGGTTTTTACCTGGGCCAACTTTACCAGCGTTGCGCAATTTGCTTTGTGCATTGCCAAGTTTCCAGTTATTGTCACGGTGTGAGCCTGCTGGACCTGCGTCGATGTTAGTTTGGCCAGGACCGCCGCCAGTGCTTTGGTGACCTGTTTGTTTGTATGTTTGGCGAAAACCTAGTTCACCAGCTTGTTTTTTCTCTGCCATTATGCTTCCTCAGTGGGTGGTTGTTGTGGTTGTGCTGCTTGTTGCTGGGCCATTTGTTCCATCTGTTGCTGGTGTTGTTGGTCAGCTTGAGCCATTTGTTGTTGGTGCTGTTGGTCAGCTTGCATTAAGCCTTGCTGATGTTCTTGTGCTGCCTGTTGCTGCTGTTGAGCTGTCATTGCGGCTTGATGCTGTGCCTCAATTTGGTTTTGAACTTGTGCTGCCTGTTGTTCAAAAGCCTGTTGCTGAACTTGCAATCCATGTTGGCGGATATCTTGTTCGGCTGCTAGAGTGGCTTCCATGGCAGACATGTTTTGTTCGTGCTCAATTTGAGTTTGCGTCTGATCCATCTGAGCACCAGCTTGAATCATTGCTACACGCTCCTTAGCGGAGTTGTTAATATTGGCCATAGCAATGTCTTTAGCATTACGCTGGCTGTCAATATTAGATTGTGTTTGATACTTAGCAACCAGATCTTGAACTTGCTGTTGCAACTGAGCAACTTTAAGTTGGTAATCTTGCTGAGCTTTTTGTAAATCAAGTTGCATCTTAGCTTGAGCTTCCTGAGTCTTACGCTGAGTCTCAGCCATTTGAGTTTGCATAATAACAGAAGCAGTTGGGTCAGCCATAGCAGCAGATTGTTGCTGAGCCTGTTGTGCTTGCTGTACTTTTTGTGCCAATGCACTAATTTGTTGCACGTACTGTGCCAACTCTTGTTTGGAATCTGCATCGACCATCTGAGAAGCCAATGCCAACGCTTGTTGTGATTCCAAGTCCAATGGCTTTTCTTCGTGCAGGTTCAATACATCCTGACCACCTGCTGCTTTTGCCACATAAGAGCGCATGGACTGCAGATAGTGCAATGTTAAGTGCTGCTTGATGTGTTGCAAAGCCAATGGAGCGTATGTTGGTCCAATTACTGGGTTGCCACCATAGGCTGGGTTAAATGCGTACTCTAGATGAATCTTAATGTGCGCAATGTGGTCCTGGTCAGGATACGCTGCAGCAGCGTGGCCCATAGTCATTGAGACGTTCTCAAGTGCTGGGTTGGATTCATTAGCGCCGAGAGGATTTGGCAACACTTCCTCGATTGCGGGAACCTTGAGTTGCTTCAACACTCGGCGATAAACTGAACGGATGTCAAACATGCCTGGAGGGGCAGATTGTGCCATCTGTAATAGAGCTTGGTTTTGAGCCAAGCGCTGTGTTTCTGAAAATATGTTGGGATCAGAGATTGGACGTACATCGCTGTTGTATGCAAAGTCACGTACTTCAATCTGTTCGCCAGATTGGTTGTCCATCTCGGACAAATACCAATGGTTAATGCGTGAGATAATCTCTAGCGACTTAGCCTGGCTGCGGTGCAGACGAGCATGGATGCTTGAAAACACTTTAGCGCCCTGTTCAATCAGCGCTTGTGTTGTACCAACTGGCATCTGGGTATTGATGTCGCCAATCTTTTCTTCTGCAGTTGTAACAACACCTTTAGCTGCAGTTGTCAACCAACCTAACAAGTCAAACAATGTGCTTGACGGTGGATTAAACGGCATTGGCATAGCAATCTGACGGATGTCAGTGATGCCAGGGCCAGATTCTACTTCAATTACTTGGGTTGGCTCAATTCTGTCAGACTGGCCACTAACTCGTCCAGTTTTGAGTTTAAGCATCGTCTGAGAGTTGTTGATATGAGCAGCATCAAGCAGAGCACGTAAAGCACCAGTAAGAGCAGCAGAGAGGCCACCAATAAGATGGGGGAGGCCAATAGCATAAGCACCGCGCCAAGGAATGAATTTGAACTCAACATACCAATCCAGTTTCTCGAGCTTTTCATCACCTGACTCCCAGTTACGACGCAGAGCCAACACTTTGCTGCTGGACTCATCGATAGTTAAAATGTAAGGAGCGCGTCTGCCTTTGGTTTCTGGATCTTCTTCCAAGCGTAGGAAGCAAGTGATTTCATAAACACGGCGCAATCCGTCAATGTTCTTGGAAGGTTCGTCTTTACCTTCAATCTTGTTGTTTGCTTTTTCAGATCTAGTCTGATCTGTAAGCGGTGCGTCAGAAGTAACTTGAGCGCCATCTAGATCACGGTATAAACCTTGATCAATACGCTGCTGATATGTGTCTTCTGTAATGTCTTGTTGTTCTGCTACACGCTGGGATGTGTAAAAGTTTGTTGTAGAGTAAGGCAGGATGATGTTGTCAATTGGAACCCACTCGCACATTGGTCGAGTTTGCTCTTCATCATAGCGCCACTTAAGAAACTGTGATCCACCAAGAGGCAACTGAGTGAGCAGCTGCTCCATCTCGTCACGGTACTCTGGTACTTGCTCTGTAAGCTGCCAGTTAAGGAAGTTTACTTTACGGTCCGCTGTTTCTTCTTTAACTCGATCAGCGCTACCTTTGATGTTTGATTTTACGATGCCTTCTGGTGGCAAGATTTCTTTTGCAGACGATGCAGCAAAGTCAACGCAGGCTTCTGCCATGACAGGGTGCACAACTTTAGATGCGCCGTCAAATGTTGCGCCGCCAGGTGCGTCTTTGCCTAAACCAGTACGACGTAAACCTTCTTCGTATTGTTTATCTCGTTGCGAGCGAGCCTCTTTGTCTACATCAATGTAGTCAAGGTACTCGTTTGCTAAAATGTCAAGAACGCCCTCGTCAAACTCTTCCGCTAAGTTAGCGTAAAACTCTGGATTTTTCTGAGGACCTTCTTTTTGTTGGAAATTAACTACAACGGAGCCATCATCGAGTTCAACAACCTCTTGCTCTACATCGTCGTTATCCAGGCCCAAGGCTTGTGCGTACGCGTCCATTTCAGCGTCTTGCATCTGAGCTTCTTTTACATCTTCCTCGCGATCGAGGCCGGGTAGGTTAGCACCCATTTGAAGCGGTATGTTTGGATTTGCCATAGATATGTGAAATTTGGTGGATAATGCTCCTATTTATACTAATGCACAAATAGGGGTGTTTCCGCCCTTAATACTACCGTTATTGGGCGTAAGGATTTGCATGCCGATAACGTGGGTCCTCATCGGCATAGTCGTAGTTACGTGCTGGTAATGGATCAAGATGCACCCAACCGGAGTCTCTTAGCACACGCAACGCTTGTGATAGGGAGTCAACATAGTCATCATGGCCCCCTGCTTCTGGAAACGAACAAACTTGGCGCAGAAAACGTTTTGCCCAGTCAGCAAAGTCAGTTTTCTTTTCAGGGTCTTCAGGAATGTAGACTTTTCCTTTGGCAATTAGTGGCGCCACGATATTTAAACGCTGCACTTTATCCGCACGTCCCGGATTGTAACCTTGCACATAGATTCCAGAGCCTTGGAGCTCTTGGATCAGTGAGATACCGGCTGATTTGTCTTCCATCAGAACCATATCGGCTTTTCGGCCTTTACCAAAGTCGTTATCTGCGCCATACACGACTTCTTTGTAATCATCAATCACTTTACGACGCAATTCTGGGTAGTTAAGGTGATGATCCCAAGCGTCGAGCAAAATAATGCACGTGCCGGCGTCTAGTTTTTCAAATACGCCCCACACAGTACATGCCGTTGGGTCGTTGGTTGTCTTTTCCGATGTAGCAGGGTCGTATGATGCAATTACGTACTCAAGCTCTGGGGTCGGTTGGTTAGCTGGCCACATTTTAAACCATTTGCGCTTGACGATACCGGATTGCTCGGGATCCAAGATTTCACCGTAGATCTCCTGACGGCCCATGTCGGTGCCATCGTACGTCTCAAGCTGTTTAAAGAAGGTTTCAGAGAGGTTTGCTCTGTTATCAAAGGACGAGGCGTTAACCATGTACACATCGCCACCGATTTTACCTTCGGCCAGGTCAACAATTAGTTCTTTTGGCTTTGGGGTTGTGGTGATGATTTGCTGGACTCGCGAGATGCGCGGGTCTTTAAGGCGCAACGTGAACTGGACGCCATCGTACGCTTCGTCGAGGTAGTCGAACGCGCACAGCTCGTCGAACCACGCACCGTGGTATTGCTTACCACGATAACGTTCTGGCTCTGAGGCTGGGATGCCTTGGATAATTGAGCCATTGGTAAGGGTAATTTCGAATAAGGACTTGTTGTAGTCTCTGATGAGACTAGGTGGGATAATATTAAGGAGTCCGGAATCTCCCTCGAAACAAGTTGCTCGTATGTCGTTGGATGTTGGGGCAGTGACGAGCCAGCGGGTGTTGTCATACTTCCAAGCACGAATGCCAATCCAATGGCTGGCAGTGTGCGTTTTACCCGATCCACGACCGGCAAGCATAAGAAACGTATCATATTCGCCATCTTCTGGTTCTCTCTGATGATCAAGAGCTTGGAGATGCCATTTGACCTGCCAGATTGCTGCATCGAGCTGATCTTTAGGCCAATGTTTGTTACTTTCTGCAAACTTACGTAACGTAAGCTCTTGTTTTGATGTTAACGGCATGCTATAAACCCTTCTCCTACGAGAATCGTGTTGTCTTCGCCTTTTGTTTCAATGGTAACACAAGGTTGCCCCTGTATTTTGTTGATTTGTTTGATAAATCTACGTGCCATTGTCCATTTTATTGGTTTTGACCGCTGATTGTCAACCAATGGCAGCTTGCTTTTGAATACCAAGCTGTAATGTTTTAAAATATAATGCTGGGATAGGTTGGTTCTATGCCCTAAAGACTCAGCAAGCCATTGAATCTGCTTTATTAGCAGCCAACTGGGGGTAGAAAACCTAAACGTATCTTGTTTTTCGTTGTATGTTCTTGTTTTTCCGTGCAAAATTCCACGGAACAACTGTAATCTTTGCTCAGCCGACCCCATCAGGTAGTTGTTTGGTATAAATCTGGGGATGTTGGGGGCTAACTGCGACTCAATCGTAGGCGTTAGACGAAACTTATTTGACTCACCTTGAAACTTTGCCTTGTATCCATGGTCTTTTAACGCTTGGACCACGCTGTCTTTGTACTCATCTTGCACCAAGTAGTATTTGCCAGGTCTTCTATTGGCAATCCAGAACCCAAATACAAACGGCGGGACTGGTAAGTCCTGGGCTGGTAGCTCGATTGGCTTGGTAGTCTGTACCGAATACTTAGTCTTACCAAACTTATCCTGCCGTTTAAGCGGCTCATCAGCTATTTGAGACAGCAGTTTGGGTCTTAGCTTGATTGTTGGTTTGCGGTGGCCTTTGTAGCAGACCTCTTTGTGCCGGTAGGTTTTGTCTTCCAACAAGAACCCAAGGTTATGGTCACCGCCCACAGTCAGGTAATCATCAAACACAATCTCATAACACTCCTGGGGTTTGCAGTCTTGGACCAGCTTTACTTCTACCGGCTTACCTTGACGGTCAAACACTATATCGCCAGGTCGTAATTGGTCAGCTCTTTTCCACCAATCAAGAGTTAAGATTTTTTGGTTTGCTAGTATCGCCATAAAAGTTTTCTAGGACCCATCGGTCCAGCCATCTCCCTAACGGAGTGCGTATCCTATTTTGAACTGACACCGGTAATCTTTTAATATCCAGTGTGGCTGTTGTAATCTTGAGTCTGAATTGTAAGTATCTGAACGTCTCATGGTCCAGAATCTCTATGGGAACATCTACAGAATCAAAATAATGCAAGTCACATACCAGTACACGCAAACCTTTAAGCTCGCCCTGTGCATTTTCCAATGCACCCTGTATTTGGTATACATATTTGCTCATACATATACTAATGCACAAATCCAAGGTCAATTGCCCCACTCAATGCAAATTGCCACACTTGTCACACTTGTCACACTCAATTCCAGGTTGATATGATATTATTTTTTATAAAAATAAAAATAAAAATAATAATATCAAAAGAAGTGTGACAAGTGTGACAAGTGTAGCAA